TGGGCGTGAGCGTGGGTCCGAGAAGAGGAGTTTTAAAGATGACGAGGATATTGAGGCAGCTAAAGCGGCAGCTGCAGCGGCTAAGGAAGTGGCTGAAAAAGTCGCAGCAGAGGAGACCGCGCTGAGGGCCTCGGCTTTGAAATCGCAGTTTGACGCAGAAGTCAAGCATCGTAGCGATATAAAAAAGGCACGCGATGAGCAGAGGAAGGCGGCCGACGCAGAGCGAACCACCGACTTGAAGGTGATCGCAGATACCCAAAGGGAGGCCGCACGCGAAGCCACGGCCATGATCGTAGACGAGTACTCCCAAAAGCGCATGCTCGTGGGTCAGGACTTGGCCATGGGAAAGATTTCTAAGGCGCAAGAGTTGGCCGCGCTGAGGGTGCTTTATGCGGAGGAGCAGGGCCTTTTGCTGCGTCAGCTTGAGGCGGAGAGAGACGCGGCTACCGAGGGATCATTGGAACGTGTGAGGGCTGAAAACAAGGTGGTTGACGCGAAGCGTAAGAGTACGATGGAACTGAGAAAACTAGACCACGGGGTACTACTAGAGAGTAAGGCCCAGTGGATAGGGTTCACTTCTTCGCTTACCAGTTCGTGGTCCGCTACGGTAAAGGGACTTGTAAACGGAACGACGACGTGGGGCAAGGCATTCAAGCAGGTCCAGCAATCCATCACAGATTCCTTCATCGACATGGGGATGAAGATGGTAACGGACTGGCTAAAGAAGCAGGTCATGATGACGCTGTTTCACCAGACCCAGAAAGCTGCGCAGCTGGTCACAGAGACGACCACGGCAGCCGCTTCGAAGGCGATCACCTCGGCAACTGGCTTGGTGCAGATTGGAACTGCTGCAGCTCTAGGCGGCGCAAACGCTGCTTCTACAGCAGCCCAGACCCCGTTCATTGGTTGGAGCATGGCCATCCCTGCCGGGCTTGCGGTCATGGCGGCTATCATGGGCATGAAGGGAGGTATCGGCGGGGCAGCGGGTGGCTACCGGGTTCCCACAGGCATGAACCCAGTAACCCAACTCCATAGTGGAGAGCATGTCATCCCTAACGAGCTGGCACAAAAATACGAAGCCGGTGCCCCTGGCGGTGGTGGGAAAGGGCTTACCATCAACGTCTCCGGAGCAATGGACTCCAGGAGCATCGAGCAGCATTTCCGCGCTCATGCCCCCCGCTACGCGGCAATGATGCGTGGGCAAGCGCGTGGTGGGAACTTAGGCAGGCGCGTATGAGCGATGCACTGTTTCCGGCACTAGATGGCCTAACGTATCCCACGGGCAATGCAGCGGAGTTCGTGACTCTGCTGCAGCGCACTGCAGGCGGGAATGAGACGAGGGCCAAATATTACGCAGCCCCGATTCGGCATTGGCATCTCGAATACTCATTTCTGGATCTGGCAGATTATGCGCTGATGACGGCGTTCTATACAGCACGCGTGGGACCGCTGCAATCGTTTCTTTTCATCGACACTGCGGAGGATCTGGAGCTTGCTTTGATCGGCACAGGAGACGGTGCAGAGGACGACTTCTCTGTGTTACGCGTAGCTGATAGTGGGGCAGTGGTCACCGACAATTCGCTACTCCCAACTATCGCTATCTATCTGGACGCCGTTTTGCAGGATCCGGCAGACTACACCATCAGCGCTGACGACGTGGTTACATTCAACACCCCGCCTGCATTCAGTGTCCTGGTGTGGGCACAGTATGCACCTCTCCACCGTGTCCGCTTCGACTCAGCCACCTTGAGCCTTAATGAGTTTATCCATCAACTCTGGGCGGCAAAACAAATCGATCTGGTGGGGGTGCTATGAGCGATACTGTTTTCCCAGCACTCCAGGGGCTGGCCTACGATGCCGTGGCAGATATGCAGAGCGATACCCTAGTCCAACGCTCCATTGGCGGAACAGAGGTAAGAGCAGCTCGCTACGCCACGCTGATTTACGGATGGGTACTAACGTATTCGTTCCTAGACAAGGATGACTGCGAGGGTATGCGTGACTTTTTCGAGGCTCGTTACGGAGCCTTTGATGACTTCCTTTTCTCGCACACGGGAGACGCGCAAGCCGCCAAACTAGTGATTGGCTACGGCAACGGATCTGAAGAGCATTTCCAAATTAACCGCATGCTACGCGGGGCAGCCTATGCAACCAATGTCGGAATGCCGGTCCCTAGAATTTACTTGGATGGGGTGCTGCGAACTACAGGCTACTCCCTAAGCACTGCCGATCTGATAACGTTTTCTGCTCCGTTGCCGGGGTCTGGAGTCGCGGTTTCGTGGTCTGGCGATCTTTATCACCGTGCTCGCTTTGCAATGGACATTATGGATCTGGCGGAGTTTATGCACCAACTTTGGGAACTGAAACAAGTTGACCTGGTGAGTGTCCGATGAAAGCCTACAATGCCGAATTGGCAACCCTCCTAGCAACTGGCGAGTTCTTCATCGCCGACCTTCTGGAGATCACGTTACAGCGTGGTGATCTGGCCCCTCTACCCTACTACACCAATGCCCAAGAAGACCTGACTGCAATTCATTCCTTAGCTGAAAAGGAGAACCCTGAAGTTCTTGGCGCCTACTACGCTCGTCTCCTGGGCTTCTCACGCGGGTCCACCCACATTGGTATTGGGCTAGCCACGGACACTGTAGACATATCGCTATGGCCGTTCTCTGGTTCTGGCGAGGGAGGATCAACGTATCAGAACATCCCAATTATGCAGGCCATTTTGAACGGCCTGTTGGACGGCGCCCGCATTCGCTTGATGCGCCAATACATGCCTGCTGACAACTATACTGACTGCTCTGCATCTCCGGTATGGCTTTTCAGCGGTAGAGCGTCTGAGGTTCGGTGTTCGCGGAATGCCTGTGAGGTTACCGTTTCCTCGGACCTAGAATTACTAGATCGCCCAATGCCTGCAAACCTATACCAACCCATGTGCAACAAGACACCGGGCAGTGCATCATGCATGGGCAGGTTGCCTTATGTGGACGTGCATGCCGAAGTAGGGTCCACCGTCTCAGATATCGTCATTGATGACGCCTTCATCTACGACCAAGCCCGCGCCACTCTATGGGAGCAGGGAGTGTGCAGCGGAACATTTGGCCAAAACACAACGGTTCGCCGCTCAATCAAGAAAATGTATTGGGATGGGTCGTTGACGCACCTGACTCCTGGAAAGGCCCTCCCATATATGCTCGATGAAAATGATACGTTCCGCCTCCAAGCAGGGTGTGACCGAACGTTAGGAATCAATGGATGCCCGAAAATCGGTTACGGGATTGGCACGAACATCGAACATTTCCGAGGGTTCCCTTTTATTCCTCGCCCTGAGACAACCCGATGATAGCCCGCGCTGATGTGCTCACGGAGGCTTACGGTTGGCTCAGGACACCATACCATCCACATGGGAGGGTGAAAGGCGTTGGGGTTGATTGTGGGATGTTTTTGGCGGAGGTTTTCGAGCGCGTAGGGTTGATCACCCATTGTGATCCGGGGGGGTACTCTCAGCAGTGGCACCTTCACCATTCAGAGGAACTTTTTCTGAAGACGATTTTAAACGCAGGCGGCCAAAAAATCGACGGCACCCCACAACCCGGCGATATCGCTATGTTTCGGTTCGGTCGCACAGCCTCCCACGGCTCAATCGTGCTAGAGTGGCCTATGGTGATTCACTCGTATATTGGCATTGGAGTAACGATTGATAACGCAGAAAACGGACCGCTCAAGGGGCGGTTCTGTGGTGCTTACTCGTTGTTTCCTGGGGGCACGTAATGGGCGGCAAACATGCTACCATCAGCACAACAGAGCAACGTCTAACTGGTGTTGCACTCCAATCGAGCGCCTACGGAATCCCTATCCCATTGGTTTACGGGACACAAAGAGTCACCGGTAACCTGCTATGGTTCGGGGATTTTGTTGCTACCCCCCACACGGAATCGAGCAAGAGTGGCGGCAAGGGGGGTGGTTCTACGACTCAATCTAGCACGACGTTCACATATTCAGCATCGGTCGCAATTGGGCTGTGTGAAGGGCCGATTGAAAACGTGTCCTACTGTTGGGCAGACAAAGACTTGCATGATGAGGCTTGGGTGGATTCGATGTTTTTCATCAGTGCTGGGGGCCCTACCCCCGCGCACTGGGGCTTCATGACGGCCAACCATTTAGCAGAGGATATTGCTTACTCGCTAACTGCCTACATTGGGGCCGTGGGCCTCAATCTCCCGAATGCCCAAATGCCAAACCACTCGTTCGAGATTCGGACCCTGTTGATTTCGCCCTATGATCCCGCTGACCTCGACTGCAATTTCGCAGATGTCCTGAACGACTTTTTGGTATCCGTCTATCACGGCGCGGGGTTCGTCGTTGCTGACGGGTTCGGAGGGTCTACCCCAATCCCGATAGTTTCTACAGAAGCAGCCGATTTTTGGAATGCATCAGGCATGTTCGTCTCCCCGATTTTCGCAGAGCAGCAACCAGCACGGCAGCACCTGGACGACGTGTTTCGTGGGCTGCACGCTGCCCCAGTGTGGTCTGACGAAGCGCTGAAAATCATCTGCTTTTGTGACACTACTATCACCGGCAACGGAGCGACCTACACAGCTCCCAGTTCCCCCGCCTACGCGCTCGTGGATGCAGACTACCTGCCCTCATCCGGTAGCATCGAGCCGGGGGGTTCGGTAACTCCGGAGGATCCTATTCACGTAACTCGGAAAGCCCCTGCGGACATGTATAACCATGTCCAGGTTGAATACCTAGACCGGGCAGACGACTACAACGTCAGCATCATAGATGCAAAAGATCAAGCGTCAATCGAAGAAATCGGCGAGCGCACCATAGACCCCGTTCGATGTCACTACATCACCACCGCAACCGTAGCGCGGCTCGCAGCGCAATGCATCCTCCAGCGCCAGCTCTACATCGTCAATATGTATGAATTTTATTTGGGGCTGCGGTATTGCCTGATTGAACCGGGGGATTTGCTCACCCTCACTGATTCCCTGCTGGGGTTGGACGCTGCACCTGTCCGAGTCATCGATGTTGAGGAATCCCCCGATGGCGTTTTGCGTATCCAGGCAGAGGATTGGACGGGGTTGGCCGGAGCTGCTGAATCCTACCCACCCCCCACAACCGGCGGGGGTTACACGCCGAATACCGCAGTGGATCCGGGAGACGCAAATGCCCCAGTTATTTTCGAGCCTCCAACGATGGCAACCGGCGGAGTTCGGCAGCTATGGATGGCCACTAGCGGTGGAGCGAACTGGGGGTATGCTAACGTCTGGGTATCGACCAATGGGGCTGCATACCAGATGATTGGGCAGGCATATGCGGGATGCCATGGGGAACTGACGGACACCCTCCCCACGAGTGCAACCAACGAGGATGACACCAATACCCTGCCGGTTGACGTTTCAGTCTCCGGTGGGAAAGTGTTGGAGGCTACTGCGGATGACCGGGATAATCTGGTGTCACTCTGTTACGTGGATGGGGAACTACTGAGCTACTGGCATTCAGATCTGGGGTTGTCCGCTGGCTTGTATGACATCACATACATGCTGCGTGGCGCCTACGGCACGACAATCGGCGCACATGCTAGCACCTCAGATTTCGTTAGAATCAACGGCGGAACCTACCGATACTCAATCCCAACCAACCTATTCGGGAAAACCATCTACATCAAACTACAGAGCGTCAATTCATCCGGTAACAGCGCGCAGGATCTGTCCGGACTCGCTGCCTATACGTTTGCTATCCCGGCTGGTTCCGGAGGCACCACGCCCCCACCTGCGACCGGCGTAACGCTCACAATCAGCGACATCAAACCTGTGGATACGGTTTCAGTGCGCTACGTTGAGGATGATGGAGCCTATGGGATGAATGCGGCTGGCTCTGGTGGAGTGTTGCAGGCTCTGGCACAGAAATGGCTAAAAATTGAATGGGCGCTAACGCCTGCCCCAGGTGCCACGGTCGCAGGTTACGAAATCATCGTCTACGAGGGCACAGACCCAACCGACGAAAACAAATACGTGATTCGGCCCATAACGATTGATGCCGGGCATTCGGGGGTTATCGTAGCAACCCGGATCGCAGCTGATATCGCAACCGCGCAGGCAGCCGTTAGGGTGATCTATGAGTAAATCGGCGTGGACTGCATCAAGCAGCGAGGCAATTGCGGCGAGTTTGAAAACGCAGGTCACCGGACTTTACCTAAGTTTGGATCAGACCATACCTGAATCCGTGATCAACGGCAGGCCGACATTCAGCGAAGGTCTGCTTTTCGGAACGACCCCTACGGTAGGCGCTTTCGCGGAAGGAAAAGTTTACTACGATCCGACGAAAAAAACGATCAATCTAGAGGTTGGGACTGCTGAAACGATGAGCCTGGGTATTCAGGAGTTCGCTTACGTCAACAACCCGTCAGGATCTCCGATCGCCAAGGGGTTGATGGTGTACCCGACGGGGGGAGTTGCCAATACCCCCACCGTAGCGTTAGCCCAGGCAGACGTAGAATCCACATCGCTTATTCTTGGTATGACCTATATGGCCATTCCAGCAGGAGGTGACGGGCTCGTGTTGGTTCGTGGGGTTGTCGATAACCTCGACACGCATCTTTTCTTGGTTGGGGATACCGTCTACCTCGATCCCGCAGTTCCCGGGGGGGTCACCAAAGTAGCGCCAACAACGAGCGAATTCCTTGTGCGCGTTGGCGTGGTGTTGCTATCTCACGCAACGACAGGATCTGTCTATATTCGCCCCATCATCAAAAACCGACTTGCAGACCAGGCAGACGTGACAATCATCACCCCTGCCACGGACCAGATTCTTAGATTCAATGGTCTAGAGTGGGTCAACAGTGCAGGTATTGCCGCGTCAGCTTCGAAAGGCGTTGGTTTTTATTACAATGGCATCGAGATTATAGCGCTGGGAACTAACAACGAGAACCACGTTGAGACACTGGCTAAAGTTCCGTGGTCAGCCGTTGAGGTAGTAGAAGACACAACCGTGGTAAACAGCACTAGTCCGGTGCTTTCAGACATCTATCTATACGATACCGCTCTAGGGCGAACAACCCTCGAAGCTGGCGCGTGGATTTTTTCATGCTATTGCGCAGTTAACCTTGCTGCAGGCGTCTCCCAGTTTTTACACAATGTGACGCGGGTTCGGCCAGGGGCAGGAACGGTCACAGTGACGAACGGTGCGGACGCGACGCATCGGATCGTAACAGCATCCACAGGCACTCCCTTTGCAGCTGCAATGGTTGATGTAGGCGGCACGCGAGATTCGGACTCCTACCTACGCACTCCGCTGGGTGTTTACCAAATAACTGAGCGAGCAGACAACACGCATTTAATCATCTTGGTACCTTCAACGTATGCCAATGAATCTGCCGTGGTGTTCAGTGTTCACAAGCGACTTTTCCAAGTAACTACAGGGGAGGTAGACAACATAGCGACAGCGCCTTTGTACGTGGGCATTCAGCTCTACACGATCAATTCAGTGCAGCCTTCCTACACTATTTTAGCGACGGACAAGCTAGCCATTTACCGGTTCGCCGTAACGACAAGCGTAGTTGCTAAGCATCTCTATTTTGCCTATGGGGGGACGCTTCGATATTCCCGCGTAGACACCCCCCTAGCAACGGTCCACGGAGACCTGGCAGGGCTTCAAGGAGGAGCAGGTGCGACTCCAGCAGAAGAGTATTACCACCTTACATCGGCAGAGCATTTGATCGCTGTAACGATAGCGACGAACTCAGTGCCAGGCTACCTGAGCGCAGCAGACCACACCACGTTCGCAGCCAAGGAATCCGTGCTCACCTTTAGTTCTGGGCTCACCCGCGCGGCAAACACGATCACCAACGATCTGTCTACCGGGCTCGCCGGGGGCCAGTCGATCTACGGCGGGACGCTCACCACCCAGGGACTGACACTCCAGGCAAACAAGGCTGATGCCACTACCGGAACGGTAGCACTCAAGGGCCTAAACGCCACCACCCCGCCCATATTGGTAACGGCTACGACCGATGTGGCGCTTGGCACGGAGATGATAACCGATATCGTAGACCGTGATTTCAGCGGGGCCGGGAACTGGGGTACTGGGTCCGCAACGTGGTCAATCGTTGGCGGCACCTGGACCCATTCTGCGGGAGCAAACGCCACATCGTTACCAATCGTAAACATGACGGCCGCTCCTGTGATAGGAGACACCTACCAGATAGTTGTGACCGTTGTTACCAGCACGGTTGGAACGCTGGTTATTTCCTATGGGGGCGTCTCTGCTATCGCTGTGGGCAAAACTGTTGGAACCCGAACGGCGTGGACGGTAGATCTTACGCCAACAAACACCACATCCCCACTGACCGCCACCCCCAGCGCTGCTTGGGTAGGGTCCATCGATAACATCAGCATGAAACGGATCACGTATGCAACCAGCGTGCTTAGTGGTTACACTGCTGCAGCGGCCCTTGGATGCGAGATAAACGTTCCTAACGCGACTTCATTCGGGATTGGCTGGCGTGCTCTAAAAGCATCTTT